CATGCCTGACAATCAACAAGATTGATCCGTACATCCGACAGGTTACAAACCAACAACGCCAGGCTAGACCCCGCATCAAAGTGCATGGGATGAATACTAGCTCAGACGAAAAACTAGCAGAAATCCTAACTGGCGTGATCCGTCACATTGAGGTTAACTCAGACGCAGATCAGGCTTACGACACAGCATTTGATTATTCTGTGCGTATGGGTTGGGGTTATTTCCGAGTTGTAACTGACTATATTCGTGACGATTCGTTTGACCAAGAAATTTATATTCGTCCGATTGATAACCCGTTCACGGTTTATTTTGATCCAAATTCGATATTGCCTGACGGTTCGGATGCCGAGCGTTGTCTAATTACGACGGTATTAGAAAAGAAAGTCTTTCAGGATATGTACCCAGACGCTGATCTTGGCAGCTTTACCTATCGTGGAACTGGTGACGATTCAGCCGAATGGATTATGAAGGATGATATTCGGATTGCCGAATACTTCTATACCGAGCGTAAAGCGGTCAAGTTAGTCCAGTTAAGCGATGGCACAGCGGTTTTTGAGGATGAGTTGCCAGCCGAGGAAATCCTGCGAATGGCGGGAATTACAAGGGTTGGCGAACGTGAGTCCATGCGTAAGCAGATCAAGTGGTGCAAGTTGACCGCTATGGAAGTGCTTGAAGAACGCACATGGCCTGGCAAGTACATCCCTATTGTTCCAGTCTACGGTCAACAGCTTGTTATTGAGTCTAAGCGCAAAAAGTACGGTTTGGTACGCAACGCTAAAGACCCACAACGGATGCTGAACTTCTGGCAAACATCTATCACCGAGTCCGTAGCACTAGCACCTAAAGCGAAGTGGTTACTAGCAGAAGGTCAGGATGAAGGCCACGAATTAGAGTGGGCATCGGCTAACATTAAATCTACGCCTGTCTTGCGGTACAAGCAAAAAGACATTGAAGGCCAGCCTGCACCAGCACCAGTACGCTTGCAGCCTGAGCCACCACCAGCGGGAATTCTTGCTGCGAGTGCGTCGATCAACAATGATCTGCAAGCTGTATTAGGTATCTTTGACCCGAATCAAATGCCAACTGGCAATATGTCGGGTAAAGCTATCAATGGTCAACAACAGCAAATGGATTTGACTAACTTCCATTACTTTGACAATTTGACCCGTTCGATTCGGTTTGCAGGCAAGATTCTGCTTGATTTGATCCCAAAGATTTACGATCACGAACGAGTAATGCGGATCATTGGCTACGATAATCAGCCCGAACTGGTTGTTTTGAATCAGCGCACCGTTGATGCGGCTGGAGTCACCAAGATTCTGAACGATGTGACGGTTGGCGAATATGACGTTGTGATGGAGACTGGCCCAGGCTACAACTCCAAACGTCAGGAAGCTGTTGCCAACATGATGCCATTGCTTGCTGGAAGCCCAGACCTGATGAAGATTGCGGGTGATTTGGTCTTTAGAAACATGGATTTCCCTGGTGCTGATGTGATTGCGGATCGGTTGGCAGCGTCTAACCCATTAGCTAACATTGATGAAAAGTCAGACATTCCACCACAAGCGCAAATGCAACTAGCTCAGTCTAAGCAAATGATCGAGCAAATGCAGCAGAAAATGCAACAAATGGAAATGATGCTTAAGAGTCGTGCTGATGTTGTTGCATTGCAGCAAGACGGTGAAACCAAGCGTAAGTTAATGGATGTGACTTCACGGGCGCATAATACTGAAACGATTAACGAAGCTAAAGTTAATCAAAATATTATGAATTCAATGGTTTCGCAGAATAAAGCTGAACTGGATGCGATGACCAAGTTAATGTTGGCTCGCATGGATACAAACCAATTACAGGCTGAGATTGCAAAGCGTGACGCTGAAACACAACAAATGTACGCATTTTCTGAGGGTGAAGTTCACACAGAAACTAGCCCATTCATTCAGCGTTGACATTTAATATATTTGGATTATTATGAGCATACTTACCAGTTAGTTAAAACTGGGTCAATTCTTGGATAAAACCATGTCAGATAGTCGTGAAGCAGGATCAGTTGTAACTAGTGAAAATATTGCAGAGTTTACGGCACAGAAATTAGGTTTAGCTGACCGTGCAGATACTGAGGCTGATGATTCAGAGCCAGATCAAGCACCGGAACAGAGTGAACCGAAGTCCGAGGACGAAGCTAAAACAGGTAAACAAAGTCCTAAACTTGAAAGGCGGTTTTCTGAGATTACTAAGCAACGTGAACAGGCTCGTGAAGAAGCGAAGCGTGAACGTGAAGCTAGAGAATCTTTAGAAGCAAAGGTAGCGGAACTTGAAAGACGCACTCAACCACAACAAAGGGTTGAATCGTTAGACGAAGAACCAAAGCCCGAGCAATTCAACGATGCTTTTGAATATGCAAGAGCGTTAGCTGAATATTCTGCTGAACAGGCGTTAAAGAATCGTGATCGAGTAGAGCTTGAAAAGAAGTATCAAGCAGAGCATGACAAACTAATTGAGGTTTGGAATGATCGGCTAGAGGCTACTAAGAAAGAACTACCGGATTATGCGGATATGATTGAGTCATCCGATGTAATGGTTTCTGACCAAGTTCGTGATGCTCTATTAGAAAGTGATGCAGGGCCAAGAATCCTGTACCACCTTGCCGAGAATCCTGATTACGCTGAAAAGCTGTCGAAGATGACAGTCATTAGCGCACTGAGAGAGATTGGGAAGTTGGAAGCTAAGTTTGAAAAAACTGAAACTAAACCTGTTGTGCGGTCTAAAGCACCAGCACCGATTAACCCTTTGCGGGCTACGGGCGGTTCGATGGATACCACAATCGGAAGCGATGGTGAGTTTCACGGAACGTATAGCCAATGGCGTGAAGCCAGAAAAGCGGGGAAGATTAGGTGATGGAAAAATCTAATTTTTGATTAAAGGAAATTATTATGAGTAATACTCTACTCACCATCAGCAAGATCACCAATGAAGCATTGATGGTCTTGGAAAACGAATTGACTTTTACTGGTCAAGTCGAGCGCAAGTACGATGACCAATTTGCTGTTGTCGGCGCAAAAATCGGTAACACTGTTAACGTCCGTAAGCCTGGTCGCTTCATCGGTACGACTGGCCCAGCTCTGAACGTTGAAGATTTCAACGAAACTTCTGTGCCTGTTACCCTGTCGACTCAGTTCCACGTTGATACACAGTTCACCACTCAAGACTTGGCATTGAGCCTCGATTCGTTTTCGGATCGTGTTCTCAAACCCGCTATTGCAGCGATTGCCAACAAGGTCGATGCTGACGGTCTAACAATGGCTAAAAACGCCACTGCTAACACTGTTGGTACTGCTGGTACAACCCCAAGCGCACTGCTCACCTTTTTGACTGCACAGGCTTTTCTGGACAGCGAAGGCGCACCCCGTGACGGTAAGCGTTCTTGCATTATTGAACCATTCACTTCAGCTTCGATTGTTGACTCGCTCAAGGGCTTGTTTGTTCCATCGAACGTGATTGCCGATCAGTACAAGAAAGGCATGATGGGTCGTGACTCAGGCGGCATGAACTGGTATATGGATCAGAACGTTGTCAATCAAACGTATGGCACATCGGCTGGTACGGCTGTTGTTGCTACTACTACTGCTACAGGTTTCCTGACAAGCGGCTGGGCATCGACTTCGACGATCAGCTTGACTTCGACTGGTGCTGTTAGCTTGAACGTTGGCGATACCATTCAGATTGCTGGCGTATTCGCTGTCAACCCACAAAACCGTGCTGCTTACGGTACTAACAAACTGCGTTCGTTTGTTGTTACTCAAGCTGCTTCGGGTACTGGTGCAACGTTTAGCGTAGTGGTTTCGCCTGCTGTCATTACTGGCGGTCAATTCCAAAACGTTTCGATCCCAACCACTTCGGCAACTGCTGCTGTGACTTTCTTTAACAAGACTGGTACGGTTTCGCCACAAAACATCGTAATGCACAAAAATGCGTTCACTTTGGCTTGTGCTGACCTTGAGTTGCCAGACGGTGTGCATTTCGCAGGTCGTGCCTCTGATAAAGAGCTTGGTTTGTCGATCCGTGTGGTTCGTCAATACACCATCAACAACGATTCGATCCCGACTCGTCTAGATGTGCTGTACGGCTGGGCCCCGCTGTATCCCGAACTGGCTTGCCGAGTCGCAGCCTAATTTAGTGGGGGGTGAAAGCCCCCCGTTAATTAAAATCAAAGGAAATTATCATGTCGAATCCAGGCCCAGCAGTAACCATTAGTTCGCACCCACAGGTTGCGGGTACTAACCAAGCAATTCGTTTGCTTGCATCGTTTCAAAGCGTGAACGTCAATGCTCTTGGCGATACCGTTTTGCAAATCATCAACACCACTAGCTACAGCGTTTCTAACGTTATCGTGACCAATGCAAGCATCAGCCTGTCAACGGCTGAAGCAGGACTGTTTACAGCCCCTGCTGCGGGCGGTACAGCAATTGTTGCAAACGCAGCATTGTCGGCTTGTAGCTCTGCATCGGTTGTGTCACAACGCAGCGTTGCAAGCACAGCAGCTCAAGCAGGGCAAAAACTCTACTTCAATGTAGCGGTTGCCCAAGGTGCTGCGGCAACTTGCGATGTGTTTGTTTATGGCTACGATTTGACGTTTAATTAAACAGTCAAAACGTTAAGAAAGCCACTCAGTAAATTGGGTGGCTTTTTTTCTTAAAAAAGGATTATCATGGCTTACAACAGTCCATTTTCACCATTTGGGCCAACAGTTTTAGTTGGAACATCATCGGTGCAAGTTTCTTCATCCAATAACAATCAGCCTACTAGCTATCGGATAAAAAATATGTTGAGTACAACTCAATATTTTTCATGGAAAGCACCACAGCCAGGCGATGCAACTCAAAGTATTACTGTGACAGCACCGACAGCGGGAAATCCATCGGCTAATACTATTGGTATGTTGCCATTGTCCGTTGAAGTGTTTGGTGGATTGCCAGGCAATGCTTGGTTTGAAGCTGATGCAGTTGGAGCGTTTGAGATTACTCCAGGCGAGGGGATGTAATTATGTTAAGAGCAATTGCTTTAGCTGATAGTGATGTTGCGCCACGGGTTACAACAATCCCTGACGCAGCATCGGTTACGATCAACGTTAATACGACTGATCTTGCTATTCAAACAAATACGCAAGCAATTGGAACATTAACAATTAACGCACCTACTGGATCACCAGCTCAAGGTCAAAAATTCATTTTTAGGCTGCAATCTACAAACGTGCAGACTTTTTCATGGAACGCTGTATTTGCAGCTTCTACGGATTTGAATTTGCCTACAACATCGTCTGGCGCAAGTAAATATGATTATGTTGGTTTCATTTGGAACGCAACAGCATCTAAATGGCAATTGTTAAGTAAAGTAT